TCGGAGAGCCGGTCCCCGAACACTTCCGCCGCCTGGGCGTCCTCGGTGCTGATCACCAGTCCCAGGTCGCGGGCCTGTTGGCGGAGGGCGGCGATCCCTTTCGCGCCATCCTGCATCAACGGCAACAGCGACGTCCCGGTCTTGCCGAAGACCTCCATCGCCGTCGCCGCGCGAATGGCCGGGTCCTGAATCTGCGACAACCGGTCGGCCAACAGTTCAAACTGCTGCTCCGGCGATAGGCTCCCCAGGTCCGCCAGCGACAATCCCAATCGCGTCAGTGTCTGCTGCGCCGTGCTCGATCCCTCGGCCGCGTCGACGAGGAACTTCTGCATCTTGCGGACGCCCCCTTCGAGCATTTCGAGGCTGGCCCCGGATTGGTCGGCGGCGTAACCGAGTTCCGACAGGGACTCGACCGAGATGCCGGTCCGCGCCGACATCTTGGCGAGCTGGTCTCCCATCGACGCGAACACGTTGGTCGTCGCCAACAGCGGCGCGACGGCCGCCGCGCCGAGACCGAAGAGCTTGGTGCCGATCGACTGCACGCCCGCCCCGAATGCCTTGAGCCGCTTCTCCGCCGCCTTCAGTCCGCGCACGAGCTTCGTGTCGTCGGCGAACAGCTCGACGAACGCTTTGCCGGCACGGATACCTTGGGACGAAGCCATCAGCGGTCACCTCGGGGGAACGGTCCTCGGTCCACGAACACGGTTTTGAGAAGGGAGATGTCAGCTTTCGGTGGTACGGGTGCGCTGGGGGTTGGTTTGCGGTGCGGGTGAAAGTCGATTGGTTTGAGGGGCCGGGTCTTCTTGGGATCGCGATGCGCGTTGGCGAGCAGCGCCAAGAGCGCGGCCGTGTGATTCCAGGCATCCGACTGCCGGGCTTCGGCCATCCAGACCAGTTCCCGGAGCGTCAGCGGACCAGGGTTCACGCCGACGATGCCGGCGAGTTGCCAGACAAGTCGCCAGGCGTCGACGCGCCGGGCATCGCTGCCAGCGCCGCGGCCATCTGCTGTTCCAGTTCGGTGCTCTCCAGTCGCCGCGTCGCGGTCTCCAGCGCCATCCCCTCCAGTGCCTTGAGCTTGTCGAGCGCCTTGCGGAAGACGGTCCGCTTCCCGCTCGGGAAAAAATCGACCAGTTCCTCCAACAGCGCGGTCGTGGCGTGGTCCAACACGTCGCCGCCAAGCGCCCGCCCGAAATCTTCATCGCTGACGTTTTTCGCGTCGGCCTCGGGTTTGACGAGGGCGAACAGGATGTCGCAGAGCAGCACAGGATCGCTGACGAGCCGTTCGAGCAGCTTCCCCTCGACGGCGTCGAGCAGGTTGATGTCGAGCAGCCCGCGGACGCGGCGGATGGCGTCGACATTGATCGTGACGGACCACGTCCGACCTTGCGTGTCGTTGAACGTGTGCATGGCATCGTTTCCTCCGGCTGCCGCGACTACGGCACGGTCATCCATTCGGGCGGGTTGGCGCTGTACGTGGGCTTGGCCGTGACGCTGACCTTGATCGCCTCTTCCAGCGGTTCGGACCGGCTGAAGTTGGTGATCGCCATCGAGGCCCGCAGCCCCTGCGCGCCACTGGCGTTGCTGGCCCCGTCGAGGACGGCGAACTCGATGGGCGCGTTGGTGAGGAACGCCGTCCGCAGCGCGGTGAAGTCGGCATCAGCGGTGTCCCAGACCATCTCGAACTCGAGGCTGGCGTCTTTGAGCGTGGCGATGTTGGCCCGCCAGCCCCCGTTGCCGCGGGTCGAGACGTCTGCCTCGCCCGCTTCAAGGTTGAGCGTCAGGTCTTTGACGTTCTTGATCTCGTCCCAGGTGGGGGACGCATACGCGCCGGTGTTCCGGTAGAGCTTGGCGTCGAGTCCGAGTTTGATGGCCATGAGCGGTCACCTTGTCAGGCGGTTAGGAGGCGGAAGGCGTGTTCGTCGGTGCTTGTTCCAGGCGCTTGAGCCAATCGAGCAATTGCTGAAACGCGGCGTCGCTCAGCACCGGCGGCTGTCCGGCCTGCTGCTTCTTCGTGCGAAACATGCCGAGCGCCCACACCGCGAGGGCGGCCAGCGCCGGCACGCTGAAACCGGTGGTGACGAGGCCGGCGATGACCGACCACGGCAGATCGGTGAGCGACACCGGCTTGGCCGGCGCATCCACGAACGGCAAGAGGCTCGCGGAGATCTTGTCCTCAATCCGGCCATCGCTCGTGACCAGCACCACCGGTACTTCGTCGCGCCGCAGCGGATAACGGCTCACCGCATCCTGCCAATCCACTCGCCGCACCTTCAGGTGCTGACCGCGCTCGCGCTTCAGCCCCTGGATCACCTCGCGAATACGGGTCTCCGTGGCGTCGTCGGTGGGCGTATCGGCGTCGGTGACCACCACCGCTTCCAACCGCATTGATGCCGGACTCGGAACTGAATTGGGCGCTGGGGCGGGCGTGGGCGCTGGTGACGGACTCGGCGCTGGTACCGGCGTCGGCAATGGCGGTGGGATCTGGACCACGTCCACGGGGGGCGTCGGCAACACGGGGAGCACGGGATCGACTTTGGGGGCCGGTTGCCAGGGCGGGTCGGCACCGATGTCCCCGATGGCCGCCGGCTCCCGCGCCGACTTGGCCTCGGACAGCTTGGCCACATAGCGGCGAACGGCCGTGGTGATCTCGGTGGCCAGCTTCTTCGGATCGCCGCCGTACGTTCCCTGGAACACCACGGTCGATGGCTCGCCGTACTTCTTGCTCCGCGGCGGCTGGACCAGGATCGTGGGATAGGCCTCGATCTTGAGTTTCTCGAAGCGAAAGGACTGGCTGCGGTCCTGCACGTCGTAGACGCCGAAGTGCGACCACGACTTTTTCGGGTCGTTCGGATCGGCCAGCGCCTTGAGCCACGGATCGGTTCCGAACGCCTGCTTGAGCTGCACGCAAGGCGCGCAGTTGCGGATCGTGACCAGGCTGATGAACCACTTGTCGGCGTCACTGGCCGGAGGCCCCATCGCCGTGAGAAAGTCATCAACGCCGTCCGACTGCGGACCGACGCCAAGTTGCTGCACGACATTGCCGAGCCGGCGGACTTCATCCTGATCGACTTGCGGGGCGGATTGGGCCGGCGATACCACAGGCGCCAGCAGCAGAACCAGGAAACAGGCCGGACGCTTCAGCATGAGATCGACTCCTTCGAGAATGGGTTGACTGCGTGTGCAGGAACGAACGTCAGCGCCACCACGGTCGGTATTCGGGACGCGCGGGGTGCGGCGGGTAATCGAGAATCACCACCCAGGGACCGCTCGACAGATGCAGCCGCCGGAACTGGGCTTCGTCGTAGCTGTCGATCCGGTCGGGGCTGTTGTTGTTGCAGACGTACCACCGCCCGACGGCGGGGTCGTAACCGACGAGCGTCTGAAAGTGATTCGGCCCCGCGCCGATCGCCGCACCACGTCCCGTGGCGCAGGCCCACTTCATCCAATCGAACGTGCCGTCGCCGACCACGTTCCAGGCCCGAATGCCGCGGCGGTTGCAGTACTCGGCCACGCGCGAGGGGCCGGAACCGCCCCGTTCGCGGGGACCGTACTCGGTGTCCCACAACAGCGTGGCTGCGGCTGCCACGTTCTGATCGACACCGCACATGCCGATCGAGCACTGCACGCACGAGCCGTCCGGGTTGCGAAACCATTGCCGCACGTCGGCCGGCAGATCGACGGCGAAGTTGTCCTGCGCATGGGCGCACTGCAGCGCACCCAGCCAAATCAGGCTCATGAGCGAAACGGCAACAACGCGCATGCGAGGCTCCTTCCCAAGTCAGCCGACCGAGTTCTTCCACAGCGCGGGGAGCTGCTGCTGTTCGCGTTCGAACGCCGGCCCCATGAAGGGCCGTGCCTCGTAAGTCATCCGCACCCGCCGGTTCCGCCGGCGGCGGACCACGGTGTCGCCGTGCTCCAACAGCCGTGGCGCGTCCGTCCGGTTGTTGAGCAGGATCGGACCGATCACCACGCTCCGCGTCTCCGGGGAGAACACGAAAAAGATGTTTCGCTTCAAAAGGCCGGTGTGACTGCTGGGGGGCTGTCCCGGTTCCGAGACCGCCTTGCGTTTGCGGATGCTGGTCTTCGCCGTCTGTCGCACGAACGCCCCGAATTTCGACAACACCTTCCGCGTCCGCCGATCCGCCGCGCTGGTGACGGCGGCCCGGTCGAAGAACAGGCGCTGCGCCTCGCTGAGTTTGATGCCGATCATCGGAGCACCAGGTAGGTGAGGGTCAGGACGCTGGTGAACTGCCGCAATTCGGCCAGGTGCTCCTGGGCATAGAGCACAGTCTGTTCGGTCTTGATCCAGATCGCGTCGGGAAATGATCCAAGCCGCCGGCCGCGAAAGTGATTGGCGATCTCCTCGGTGAGATCGGTGAGCGCATCGAGTTCGGCGTTGTCGCCCGTCGCAATCTTCTGCTGTACCGCGACGTCGAGGCTGTAATCCCCCTGCCCGCGCGACCGGTCGCCCGACGCCAGCACGACCCCTTTGGGGACCACCGTGACCTGCAGATTGTGCATCTCCGGCAGGTCGAACCGCGGCAGGTAATGCCGCACCGCCGTCACCGGCTGACGGAACGTCGCTCCGTTCAGTTCCGCCACGATGGCGTCGGCGATGTCGGTGATGACAGCCATCAGGGGGTGTCCGTTCCAACGTGCTTGGTCTCCATCCGAAACGTCTGCCGGTAGGGGTCCGAGTACCGCCAGTCGATGACCTCGAACACGAGTACCTGCCCGTTCTGCGACTCGCGCACCTGGTCCCCCGGTTGCGGCGTGACCGCGTGGTCACTGAGCACGAGGTCCGCCGCTTGAATCAGAAAATCCCGCTCGGTGAAATCGACCCGGACGGCGTGGCCGTCGTCGGTCTCGTACTGTGTCCGCCCCACCGTGGCCTTCACGACGACCGAGGCCGCACCACGGACGTAGGTCACGTCGCGGGTGCAGTGTTTGGTCCGCTGGGCCTCGAGCCAGCGGGAACCCTGTTCGAGCAGGTCGGCCATTGCAGTTTCCATCGCGTGGTGACGTTGAATCTTTGGGAACCGCCCATTGCGAATCCGGGCGGCAGCCCGACGGGACCGCCCCCGGCGGCTCCAATCACTGGCTCAGGCGGACGCGGACCGCGGCGTCGTTGTCACCGGCGGCCCTGGTCGTCTTGCCGAGCAGCTTGTTGGCCCCCGCTTCGCTGTCGGTTTTGGCGACCGCTTCGGCGACGTCCCAGTAGACGTTCACGCCGGCGGCGATCGCCGAGCCGGCTCCCGTCGCCTTGGGAAAGTCAAAGACCCCCTCGACCGAGAGCGCCCCCGGTTCGTTGGCGGCGATCGGCCGCTTGGCCACGCCGATGAGGTCTCCCTGCACGACGACGTCGCCGGCCGCCACGGCGGCACCGGGCGTGTAGTCGATCGCACATCCGTCTTGCACAAACGTCGCTTGAGGCATGGATCAGTTCTCCGTGTGTGGTGGTCTCCGTCTGCCGCAGGCCCAACGCGGCTCCGCCGCTTACACTTCGCCCTTGCTCTTCACGCCGCCGCGCGGGTCTTGCAGCGCCACGCCGAAGTCGTGGTAGCCGCGCATCTGCACGCCGAGCTGATTGAAGTCGGCGTCGGCCGTTTCGATCGTGGGGGACTCCTGACCGTTGAGGAACGCGACCTCGATCACCGGCAGGTCGGTCGGTTCGGCCAGCAGGTACCAGGCCTTCGCCGAGTTGCCGGCGTACTGCGCGTTGGCCAGGTAGCGGCTGACTTCGACGCGGAACTTCCCCTGGTGCGGGTTGGCGATGGGGAACTTGGCATTGGCCGTCGTGTCCCGCAGTTCGAGCGACTTGTAGAGCTGCGACCCGATGGCCGACAGCGCCGTCGGCACGAGCACGATCGCCGGCATGATGCCGATCGGCTTGCCGTCGGCATCGGTCTGGTCCATGAAGGCGACCTCCGCCTTCGTCAGGCCGTCGATCGACAGCGCCGTGTCGGCCCCGGTCAGATAGTTCTTGTTGCCGACCGTGAAGAACGCGGCGTTGCTCAGGAACGTCGTCCAGAACACGTCGTTGAGCTTGAGCCCCGACCCGCGACCCAGCTTGCGGGGGACGGTGGTGATCGCCCCCAGGTCGTCGTTGATGATGTCCCGACGATCGATCGACAGCACGAGGCCATAGGTGTCGGCCTTGTTCGTGTACTGCTCGTTCCCCAGCGTGCCGTGCTTGAGCTCGCCCCCCGGCGCGACCAGCTCGTACTGGTCCTTGCCGATCAGGCGATAGCTGGTGACGGTCTTGAAGTCACTGACGTTGCGGACCGCGCAGATGTTCCGCCACGTCCGCTCGACGCTGAAGAACCCCTCCAGCAGGAACTTGTTGGCGACGTTGGAGAGAATGCCGCCGATGTCGATCGTCGAGAACGCCGCTTCGATCCCGCGGGCGAACGCAAACCGCAGCACCGACCGGCTGTCCCGGAAATTGCGACCGGTATAGCCGTTGGCCCAGGCCGCTTCGAGCAGCAGCTCCTGGAGGCCAATGCCGCCGCGGAACCGTCGCGAGGCGAGATCGAGGGTCTGCTCGTCATACGCCTCTGCGACGTGCGCGGCCTTTGCGGTCAGGAGGCACGCCGCTTCGAGGACGTGGCCGTTGACTGTGTTGTCCGGCGTGTGGACGGCGGGGGCGGCTGGGCGCGTCGCCCGCAGCACTTCGAGTTCGGTGCGCTGGGCGTCCCAGCCGTCGCGGATGGCACGGGCTTCGAGGGCCGCGTTCTTGCCGGCGCAGATGCGCCGGATGGCGGCGATCCGCTCGACCTCGGCCGCCGCCTGGGCACGGATGTCCTGGACCGGATTCGCGGCGGTGCCGGTCGCGGCAGGCGTCTCCGGGAGCGTGGCCGGAGCGTTGTCGTCGGTGGTCGGTTCGTGGTCGTTCACGGTTTCGGTTCCTGCTTCGGCGTTGGCGATCGCCGCCACGCGGGCGCTGGTGGCTCCGTCCGCGCCGAGATCGACGAAGCTGATCTCGCCGAGGGTCGATTTGCGGACCACGTTGAGCGGGCCGCTGTACTGGCGACCGTTGACGGTCACCTGCTGGTGCTCCTTCACGAACTCGAACTCGTCGACGCTCGCGCCGACCGAGGCCTGCCAGGGGAACCCGTTCTTGGAACTGGTCACGACTTCACGGGCGGCCGCCGTGTCGCGCGACACGACGCCGCTGGCCAGCAGTTGTCCCTGCTCGATGCGGATCGAATCGGTGTGACCGACGCCGGCGAGCGGGTCATGCCCGAACCGAATCGGCCGCGACTGCGCGGGGATCGACAGCCCCGCCAGGTCGATAATCACCGCGTGCTTCCACCCGGCGATCCGCATCGGGCCGCCGGTGTAGGCCAGCATCTGAAACCGCGGCAGCGCGTTGCCCGTGCCGTCTCCGGCCGCCTCCACATCGATGCGGGCGGTGGCGGTGAGACACAGCGACGTCGGCGTGGTCAGTACATCACTCGTCGCTGACCGGGGCTTCTTCAGGGTCGGCATCCGATTTCTCCGGGGTCGTGGGTGCGGCGGTGGGAGCGGGAATGGTCAGTCCCAGCTCCGTCATCAGGGCCAGTTCCTTCGCGCGCTGGCGCAGCTGGGCTTCCCAGTCCTGGCCCTTGCGGGCGTATTCGTCGGCGAGCGTGGTGGTGTGCGACGCCAACCGCGTGGCCTGCGCGTTGGCTTCCTTCTGCGGGTCCACATGCTCGTGGCCGTCCCAGAACCACTGGTGCGGCCAGTCGGCGATGGGGCCGAGGCCGGACGGCAAGAGGCCATCGACCAGCACCGCCTCGTCGAACCAGGCGGCCAGCATCCGGTCGAGGACCACCGTCTCGATCCGCGATTGATCGATGCGGAGCGACTTGAAATAGGTCTGGTGATCGAGGCGACCGGAGGCGTAGTTGTAGGAGGCGCTGTTTCCCGCCGCGATGTTGAACGGCATGTTGAGACAGCGGGCGATCTCGTTCAGCACTTCGCGCTTGAACTCGGCATACGTCCCCGTCGGTTGCTCCGCGTGCAGCTGGGCCATCTTCCAACCGCCCGGCATCGTCAGCAGCATGTTCCGATCGAGTTCAATCGGGTCGAGCGCTTCGACCGGGTCGGTCTCGCCGTTGGGCGGCGCGTCGGTGTAGATGATCCCGGCGTAGTAGGCCGCCGCCTTCGCCGCATCGAGCGTCGCCAGCGAGTAGTCCCGCAGCATGGCGAACAGCGGGAGCGCCGGCGTGATCTCCGGGATGCCCCGGTGTTGTCCGGGACGATCGGCCCGGAACAGGTGCAGCACCGCCTCCGCCGGAACGCGGTCGTACTCCTTGGACAGCGATCGGCCCTCGCCGGGGTGCTGACGAAGGACGTGGTACTCGGTCGGATTGCCCGCGGCGTCGAACACGATGCCGTCCACGACGCGGGCGTCGCTCCACCGCAGATCGGGCGTGGCGACCTGATCGGCTTCGATCAACCGCAGATCGAGCTGGATCGGCGTGTCGAGGCCGGGGTTATTCACGAGGACCGCGAACGCTTCCCCATCCTGGGCCTGTGCCATCCGTAGAGTGCGGAGCTTTTCGGCGAGACCAATCGCCTTGGCCCAGCGGTTGAAGGCCCGCTCGATCTGGCGGTTGGCCTCGGCGTCTTCCGTGAGCAATTGCAACCGCGGGCCGGTGCCGACGATGTCGTTGGCCAGCGTGAGGATGATCCCGCGGGCGTAGCTGTTGTTGGCGACTTCGTACCGCGCCCGGTTCCGCAGGATGCGGCGGACCTCGGGGCCGTTGGCGGCGCTGGCGCTCAATCCATCGGCGTTGGCCCAATGCCGGCGGTTGTTGTCCGTCGTCAGAGCCGAATCGTACTTGGCGCGGACGAGTCGTACCGCCCGGCTCACGGCTGGACGTGGCGTTTTCGACGCGAACAGACTGGAAATCCACGACAACACGAAAGCTGGTCCCTCTCGAAACTCAAAGCCTTGCCATGCCCAACCTGACCGCGGCAAGCCGCGTCGAGTCAGGCCCTACCTCGCCGCACCGAACCCGGCCTACGCCTGCCGCAACTCGCCAAGCCGCGGAGTCAGTCCGAACCGGGCGGGATGATCTTGGTGAGCCGCAAGCCCAGGCGCTTCGATCTCATCGCCTCACGGCTTTTGAGATACCGATCCGCTTCGATCTGGTCGGCCAGCGAATGCTGCTCGACGTTCACCGAGTCCACCGACGTCTTCGCCGGCTGCTGGGCGTTCTCGCGGATCGACTGTTCGAGGTCGTCGGCCATGCGGGTCTCTCAGGCGGCGACACCCTGTCGCCTATCTGGAGAGCTACCCGGCCGGGGTGCGGAATGACGGAGCGAGCGTCAGAATGGGTGGGATCGTTCCAGATGTGGAACTGTCGGCAGGCGCGTCACGAAACGTCGGCACTTCCTCGCAAGTGCCGACGTCGGCGGTTCCGTTCACCCATTCTGCCACGGACCGGGCGGGTGCCAGATCGACGTGAATTCCTGACCAGCGGCGAGCGCGCCAGCCAGTGGAAGCAGAAACCCGCTGATCACCTCGATCACAGCGGGCAGGTCCTGCGGGGCGATGTCGATTCGCGACTTCCGCAAGAAACCCTTCCACTGCGTCTGCTTGATCGGGTCGTTGGCAAACGCAGCCGTGAGCGCTACGGGTTGCGGCGTGATGGCCGTCTTGCGGTGCGCAAACGTCTGGGTCACAGCGGTCGATAGCACCTTCCCATCGAACTCGAATTGGCGGGGCAAGAGCCACAGGTCGAAGAAGTCTTTCAGACGGCTGTTGAGCTGCCCGAGCTTGACCATCGCTTCGAACTTTTCCGCAACGACGGTCTCTCGCGGATAGGCTCGCAATCGCGGCGCAGCCAATTCGAGCAGCACAGGGTAGTCAGTGAGCGCCGCCTCCGGGACGATCACATCACCAAACCCGATGTCGATCTGCATCGGGATGCGGGCATTCTCCAAGTAGGCAAGGAACGTCACACGCACTCCGGTGTAGTCGGCATCTTCCTTGATGACTTGGCCGACGATGCTGTCGACGTCGAAGACGAGGCCGTCCGGCTCCACCGCTTGTTGGCAGACGTCGCGGATCACCGGCAGGATGGTTTCGACGCTGTTGTTGAGCCGGGCGAGGAAATCGATGTCGCGCGTCGGTCGCGACGCCGGCGCGCCCCAGACGTTGAACATCAGCGCTCCCTTGAGCACGAACCGCTCGTTGTGCGGGGACAGGGAAAGCCGATAGAGGAACCGCTCCATCGCGAAGTACTGCAGCACTTCCTGAAACGGACGCCCGGTTTGTTTGGCTGCATTCGTGAGCCGCTGCCGCACGGAGGCGGCAACATTCCGCAGGGGTCGATCCGTCACAGCACCGCCTCCAGGTAGGGCGTGATCACGCGCTTCACCCGACAGACCTCGGCGTAGTGCAGCAGTGCCTCGGTGTTGATCGGTCCCCGCTGGCGATAGGTCTTGAGCGCCTCGAGAACGGTGTCGAGACCGATCCGATTCCGATGTTTGAAGCAATCGGCCAGGGTCTTCTCGCGACTGTAGACGCGCAGCGAAACGCCGTCGACTTGGTGTGTCTCAATCCCCTCGGAGTACGCTGGGCCACTGAACCAGAAATGCCGGACCGGCGGATAGTCGAGCCGGGGCGCTTCCGCCCCCCGAGGGATTGCGACATAGATTTCATGCGGGATTTGTGTCGTCAGCTCGTGCCAGGCGAGCGCCGAGATGAGGCACAGCACGCCCTCGGGAATCTTCAGTGCCACGGCGACCAGATCGGGATGGCCGAGCGCCGGGGCGTCGACCAGACGAAAGAGTCCCCGGCTGAGCTGCTCGATGCGACCGGAATCCCGCAGCTCGTAGAGGGTGCGGGGATGAATTCCGGCTTTGAGGGCGTCCCGTGTGCGGAGCATTCCCCCTTTCGCGTGGAACGCCTTGAGCGCCTGCGAGATCGGACGAGTTTCGGCGGTGGTTCGGTCAGCAGCCATACGGACAAGTATACCGGCAAATCTTCGCTTGTGCTGGTATTTTTGTCCAACCAGAGAAACAAAGCGGGTCCGGCCGCTCATCCCGCAACTCGTTCCGTCGTCGTCACCCGCCGCCCGCAATGCCGGCATTCCTTTCGGCGCACGATCTTCTCCGCCCGGGGCCGAGTGTAAACCACGTAGAAATGCCGGCAGCCGCAGCTCGGGCAGACGAGTCCCTTCGGTTCGGAGGTCGGTTTCGGAGCCGCGCTCATCGTCGGCTCCTTTGCAAGGCAGACAGTCGGACGCGCTCGCGCGGCTTGCGGTCCCGCTCATCGGTGCCGAACAGGATGCAGCCCTGCATGGACGCTGCGACGGCGCAGCCGACGATGCCGTCGAGCCAGTGGTTGTCTGACTGTTCGGGGCGGATCTTCCATTCATCGACAGTCCGACCACGGCCTTCCGTCTTCACGCGGTACTCGGCCGTCAGGTGCTCCGCGAACAAGCGGTGCGCATCGGGGTTCGTGCCGAACAGCGACAGGCAACCTGGATCACCCTGCGCCACCAGCAGGCGGGCCTGGACGAATGACTTCCAGTAATTCGTGTCGAACACCACGTGCCGGACGGCGCGCTTGCCGGCCACGTTCGTCATGCGCCAATTGAGGCCGACCCGGTCACCGGGCTTCTTGGTGTACTCCGAGAACGGCCGGCTCGACGCACCGACGAACCGGCCGTGCGACGGCAGCACGATCCCGGCGTGAGCGGACTGCCGGCAGAACTGGTAGATGACGTCCGTCGACGAACCCCAGTTGGCGTCGATCAGGCAGCGATCGATCCGCAGCTCCGCCCCATCGTCCCGCCGCCAGCGCCTCGTGATGAGGTCGTTCGTCAGCGTTTCCAGCCCGGCATAGATCGCGCCTTCGAGCCCCGTCCCCTTCGCGGCCATGGACAACGTGCGCATCGCATCCCGCAGCGTGAAGTACGGCCGCCGCTGATCGGGGTAGGTGCCGTAATCGACGACGTACCCCGTGAAATCGTCCTCCCAGGCGCAGACGACGAAGAACAACAGCTTCTGCTGGACGTCGATGAACACCGTGAGGTGGTTGCAGCCGAGCGGGATCACGCATCGGTCCAGCCCGTGCGTCTTGGCCGCGATCTGATCGGCGGTCAGCAGGTCGTCGTCGGCCGTTTTCTCTGGCAGCGGCTCGTTCTGATACTCGGCAAAGAACGCCGCCTCGTTCTGCAGCCGCAGGTTCATCGCGTGCTGGACCGCAGACAGCTCGTCCGGGTTGAACCGCTCGGGCCAGGCGACGACCGCTCCCTCGTCCATCGCTTCCCGGTGCCGACGATAGAACTCCGTCGCCTCGGCCAGTCCGCGTTCGTTCCGCAGCGCCTCGGCCCGCACCTGACTGTACTGTTGCCAGAGCTTTTCGTTGGTGGGGAAGGCGTAGACCATCTTGGTCCGGTCACCTTGCCACTGCGGGTGCTTGTCCCGGTTCAGAATCCGGTCGGCCATGTCGTCCGGGCGGATCACTGTGCAGGGCATGATGCCGGAGATCTTCCGTCCGGGACCACCAAGGCCCAACACCGCGCCGGCCAAGATGCTTTCCCGTTGGGCGCACTGCGACGGCGAGCGGGCCGATTCGTCCGTTTGCGGGTCGTCGAGAATGACGAGCGATGGCCGAACGGTGCGGCCGTCGGCCCGCTTGTATTTCATCCCGCGAATGCGCCCAGTGATGCCGGCGACTTTGATGATTGCCCCCGACGCCTTCGAGCCGGAGATCGTCGGCAATACGATCTCTTTCGCCGTCCATGCAATGTGCGTGCGTTCCCCCTGGTAGAGCTGACCGGCGCAGCGATTGGCGATGCCTTCCAGGCACTGGATCGGGAACACCGCTTCGGGGAAGTCGTCGAGCAACGCTTCGTTGCCGTCGAGTTCCATCTTGATCGAGTCGAGCATCTCTTCCGCATGCACTTCGCTCGCGCCGATCAGCGCCACGAATTCGCGGTGCCCGAACAGGATCGCCCACAGACAGGCGCACTCCGCGATCGTCGTCTTGCCGGAGCCGCGGGGCATCGCCAGCGCAAACAAGCCGCCGTGCAACACCGCCTCTTCGATCTTAGCGATGACCTTCAGGTGGTCCGGGGACCACGCGAGGTGAAACGTCCGCGGAAAGTAGGACTCGCAGAAGAACCGAAAGCTGGCGGCGGCCTGCGCCTTGCGGTCGGGATTCACGACGGCCGGCAACTCTCCGATGTCCCGCCCGGAGAGGGAGAGGAGCGCGTTGCGGGCGCGGGCCTGCTCCTTCATCGCGTCGTAGCCGGTCAGGCCCGTGGGATCGGGCTGCGGAGCATGTCGCAGTCCGACCAGCCAGGCGATGTACCGGAACAGGTCGATGTGCCGGCCCTCGCCGATGCGGAACCCCGCGCGCGTGCGGTGCCGGTGCAACTGCCGCTCGCTGATCACTTCGCCGAGCGGCGTCGAGTTCAGCAGGCGGCAGAGCTGCGTCGGTCCGAGTTGTCGGGGGTCAATCGCCACCGCGGTTCATCTCCTGCACCAGCCACGCGGCGTAATGGACGAGGTTGATCGTCCCGTCCGGGTTCGACGGCGCTCCGTCCGCGATGTCCGTCTCCAGCATCTCCACCGAAATCGGCTGGCCCCCGGTCCGCGACAGCAACCGCGCCGCGTCGCGCAGCGACAGCGCCGTGGGGCGGAGGGGCGATTTGTCGGGGTCATCGGCCATCGAAAGAACCTGCGGAATTCCTCTGAAATCGCTGCGGAACCGAGTGGATGTCGTTCCCGCGTCGAGGTAACTGATGTCACGTCGCCACGACGCACCGAACCCCGTAAGGACCAACCATGAACGCCAACCGCGACGAACAACCCCGGGCCTTGAACTGCGCCGCCCTGCGGACGCTGCACGCCCTGCAGATGAAACTGCGAACGCAGATCAACGACCTGATGGCGATCGAGTGCGAGGACATGGAGGCGGCGGACGCCCTGGTGTTCGCAATCGAATCGGCGCAGGGGGCCTTGGAGAAGGCCCGCGACGCCCGACGCAGAATCCTGCGTGGTGAGTGACCAGCGGGCCGGACCACCCTACGGGCGGTGCCCGCCGGCTGATTTTGTTTCTGGACCCCCGTTTCCGAAGGAGACGAACCATGTCGACGACGAAGACCACCGCGAAGAAGGCCCCCAAGGCCGCGAAGCCCCAGGCCACCAAGAAGGCGGCGAAGAAGGCCGAACCGAAGACCAAGGCCCCCCGGAAGCGCGAAGGCAAGATGAGCGCGCTGGACGCCGCGGCCGAGGTGCTGGCGGACGCCAAGGAGCCGATGAACACCAAGGCCATGATCGACGCGATGGCGGCGAAGGGACTGTGGACCAGCCCCGGCGGCAAGACGCCGCACGCCACGCTCTACGCCGCCATCCTGCGGGAGATCAATGACAAAGGGGCGGAGGCCCGGTTTTTGAAGGTCGACCGCGGGCAGTTCACTCGCAAGGGAACGGGAGCCAGCGCCAACCCCGCGCCGGCCGCGAAGGCCGCGGGCAAGAAGTCTGCCAAGAAGGGGGACGCCAAGCCCCCGGACGGGACCCCCGGCCCGAAGGCGGTCTCCGAACTTTTTAAGATCTGAGGTGCCGCGATGACGAACCCCAACCAACCCCTGGTCGACGCCATCCGCGAGGTCACCGTGTCGGTGCAGAAGGCGATCGCGGACGGCTACCGCTCGCGGGCAATTGATGCGGATGACCTGGTCGAGGTGCTGTTGGCGATCGCCGACCGCCTCGACCCGCCGGTGCGGGACGAGGTCGCGCCGGAGTGCGCTTGCCCCGAATGCGGGGAACGGCACGTCGACCGCCTCGTGTGGGAGGACGACCTGGTCCGGTGCGCCTCCTGCGGGATCACGTTCGACCCGGCCGCGCGGTAGCCCCGCGCGGGACCCGGACCCAGACGCCCGACGTTCGCCACGTTCGGGCGTTTTCTCGTTGGTCGCCCGTTTCCTCACCGTGCGGCCTCCTCTGCGACGTGGGCCAACGTGGGCGGAACGGCGGCGGCGTCCGGGGCCAGATACCGGACCGGCTTGCGGAGTTCCTCCGCGATCCGGATTTCCGCCGCCACGCCGACCGATTCCCGCCAGCCGTCGAGCATCAGCACAACCACTTCGTCGCACCGCACCAGGTGGTCCCGGTCGAACCGCTCCCAGAAGGACCAATCGGTCGGCAGCCCGTGGTGAACCAGCGGATGCCCATGTACGATGGGCGAAAAGACGACGTGGCCGGCCGCGATCAGCCGGGCTGTCGCATGGCACGCCGCGCGAAACCGCACTTCGCGCACGACGGGTTCGGGATGCGAATAGGGGCTGGCGAGGTAGATCATCCGTAATCTCCGCGTTCAAACATCATGTCGTTGTCGCTGGCCAAAACCTGGGTGAGTGCGACGGTTGGTCAACCCGCCGCGCAGGCCGACGCCCTGCGTCTGCTGGACCAGGCCGCCGACGAAGGTGTCGAAGCCACGCTGATCGTCGGCCCGCGTTTGACCGCCAACGGTAAATGCTATCTGGGCCGCTGGGATGGCCGGGAACTCGTGGTCCTCGAACTGACACGGGGCGCACTGCGTGAATGGAACTTCAATCCACAATCGCTGTTTCAGGAGCTGCACACGCCGGGAACGGCGATGCACAATCTGACCGCCGAGCCGCTGGTAGGGCTGGCGGATGTTCAATTCGACACATCCGACTACGACGGCTGGACGCCACTGTCGGGAAAGATCGGATTCGAGATCGACGGACCACCCCATCGGGCGATCGAGAACGCCGCCCTGCAGGCCAAGTATTTCCGCCCCGATTTGCGACGCGCCGTCACGGCCATGTGGTATGCCAACGTTCCGGTTCGTCCGCCCGGCGGCGAATTGACGTTCCAGTTTCCGCCGCTGTTCTCCGACAAGAATCCCTCCCACGCGCGCGGGCCGTTGGTCGTCTTCGTGCAGATGTTCATGGCCGAAGACTGGGTACGCCGGTCCGGCTGCCGGAAAGTCAGCAACGTGACCGCCGCAATCATCACGCTTCGCTGACGAACAGCCCGTGAGCCGCAACCCCCTCTTGTTCGCGGGCCAATCGTGGTATACACTGCGTGTATACGAGGAGGATGTGCGGGAATGAACAAGACGCTGATCAAACATGGCAATAGCCTGGCGCTGGTGATCGACAAGCCGATTCTGGAGCTGCTGCAGATCACCGCCGACACGCCGCTGGAACTGACTACCAACGGCGACGCGATCCTGATCCGGCCGATCCGGGACAAGCGTCGGCAGCGTCAGCTCAAGGCCTCGCTGGACAAGATCAACGAGAAGTTCGGCGACGATCTCGAGCGCCTGGCGCAATAGATGGACGACATCGACTTTCTGTCGCTGGACGACATCCTGTTCGCGCACTTGGACCAGATCCAGCGGTACGGGGGCGACCCAGGAGTGCGCGATCCGGGCCTGCTGGAGTCGGCGATCGCGCAGCCGCAGGCGACATTCAGTGGCCAGCGGCTGCATGCCTTCCCGTTCGAGATGGCCGCCGCTTACCTGTTTCACCTCGTGCAGAATCATCCGTTCGTTGACGGCAACAAGCGGACCGGAGCCGTGGCCGCGCTGTTGTTCCTGGACCTGAACGGCGTCGAGATTACCGCGCCGCGGGGCGCGCTGTACGACCTCACGATGGCCGTCGCGAACGGTAAAGCCGGCAAGCCGGAAATCGCGGAGTTCTTTCGCGCTCATGCTGCCGGCTCCTGAGCGTGAGCGACGCGATCCGCTTTCTGCCCCGTGAACTTCTCGAACCTCTGCACGATCACGTCGCAATACAGCGGGTCGAGTTCCATGAGGAACGCCTTGCGGCCGGTCTGCTCGGCGGCGATCAGCGTGCTGCCCGATCCGCCGAACAGATCGAGCACGTTCTCGCCGGCCCGCGATGAGTACTGCATCGCCCGCACGGCCAGCTCGACCGGCTTCTCGGTGAGATGCACCATCGACTGCGGGTTGACCTTCTTGACCGACCAGACGTCGGTCGCGTTGTTCGGCCCGAGGTAGACATGGGCGGCCCCTTCGCGCCAGCCGTAAAAGCACCACTCGTGATTGCCCATAAAATCTTTACGGGTCAAAACGGGATGCTCTTTCACCCAGATCAGCGCCTGAGAGAAGTACAGTTCGTGTTTTTTGAGGAACGGCGGGTAGTTCGCGCAGTTCGCATACCCGCCCCAGATGTAGAACCCGCGGCCCGGCACCAGCACGCGGGCGATGTTGCCGAACCAGGCATCGAGCAGTGCGTCGAACTCCTGGTCGGTGACGAAGTCGTTCGCCAGCGGACGATCTTTGGCCCGCAGCTTCTTCCCGGTCGGTTTCGCCTTCTCCGGATGCCGTTCGACGTCGAGCTTCTGATGATGCGTCGTTCCCTGGAACGATGACAGGCCAGCGGCGATGGCGTTGTTGCTGCGCGGCTCGACCTTCACGTTGTACGGCGGATCGGTGTTAACCAGGTGAACCGCCTGGCCATTGAGCAGCCGATCCACGTCGGCCACTTTGCTGCTGTCGCCGCAGAGCAAGCGATGATCGCCGAGCAGCCACAGGTCGCCTTTCTGCGTGATGGCCGCATCGGGCGGGGCCGGCACGTCGTCGGGATCGCACTGGCCATCCTTCAGCGCCGGGTTCAGGATCTTCGCCAGTTCGTCCTGATCGAAGCCGAGCAGATCGAGATTGAAGTCGAGACCCTGCAGGTCCGCCAACTCGATGGGAAGCATGTCGTAGTTCCATTCGGCGAGCGACGCCGTCTGGTTGTCAGCGATGCGATACGCCTTGATCTGCGCCGGCGTCAGGTCTTTGGCGACATGGACCGGCACCTTCTCCAGCCCGAGCCGCTGCGCGGCCTTGTACCGGGTGTGCCCGCAGATGATGACGCCGTCGACATCGACGACGATCGGCTGGCGGAACCCGAACTCGCGGAGCGACGCCATCACGGCTTCGACCGCATCGTCGTTGATCCGGGGGTTTTGCTCGTAGGGACGAATGTCCGTGAGGCTGCGAAGTTCCACTTTCATGCTTTGATCCTCCCTGCGGCGTTCAGCCGGCGTCCCAACTCCTCGATCTCACGTTCTTCGCGTACAAACGCGACCGTGTGCAGGAACCGGGAATACTCTTCCAGTTCGTACAGTTCTTCGTCCGTCAGCTTGTAGCTGGGCATCGACAGCTTCCGCTGCAAGTCCGAGCAGCGATCGCAGGTGGAGCCGACGTCGCCGATCTCCAGGGGCGACTGGCAGTACCTGCAGTTGTCCCGGCTGTCATCGAGCCGCTGCCATTCGGGGGGAATGGGCTTCGTGGTCATGAGCGCCTCCTGCGCATCAGCGGAATGGGTTGTAAGAGAACAGCAGGCAGACGATCACCAGGAACCACAGCAGGTTCCAGAAGAACGTCTCCACCGCGCGGGCCGTGGGCCATACGACCTCCTTCCAGAACTGGGTCCGCTCATCGGTTCGCGTCGCCTGGCGATCTTGGGATTCCGACATGGGATGACTCCGGTTTTGGGGTTCGGACACGCAAAACAAACTCTGCTCACAATGGCGATGGTTCCCACGTGCCTCTCCTTGCCCAGATTGCCGGGAAGGAACCAGGCGGCCGGGGGCTTATTGCCTTATTGCGCTTTTTGCAGGGGGGGCTCGCGCCCGCGCTCTCTCCCGCGCGCGTGCGCACTCCTGAGTGGTGAGAGGGGGGGTGTAATAACAACAATAAGTCCCTTGCGAGACGGGGGTGCAAAAACAACAAGAAGGTGCGTGTGCGGTCGTACTCATAGTCTCGCTTGGACTTCCGCCGCTTGCGGCGACAGGCTCGCGGGGCTTATTGCGCCTGCAAGAACCGTCGGTTTGGCGATGGCGTTGCTGGTCGTGGTGCGTCATGGGGACTTCTCTGCGAATCAAGAAGGGGTTGTTGCCGTGCCGCTGGGGACCAGCCGATACACTTCGCCGGGCCGGCCGCCCGTCTGGTGCGTGCCGAACTCGATCAGCCGCTGGGCGACGAGCGTGTCGCGGACCTCTTCATGCTCCTTCCGCGACCACGGGAGCTTGCGGTTGATCGTCCAGAACGGCATCCAGCGGTCACCGTGCTGGGCCTGCCACTTCGTGAGCACGTCGAGCAGCCGTTTCCGCTTGGCATCGAAGTCGCTTTCGCTGGCATGGCTGCCGGCCATGAACAGCATCCGCCGCGTCTGGTGCTCGACGAATTCGCAGGCCCACACGGCGGCGTCCCGGCCAATAAGCAGCGCGAGGTGGTTGGCGCTGCAGGCGTGGATCAGCGACAGCCGCCGCGCCTTCTCATAGGCGCGGGCCCAGATCGCCATCGCGACCGCGTCGCCCCGATCCTCGGCGCGGGAATACTCGGCATCGGCATATTCGCGGAACGCCCGCAAGACGCCGAGCGCCTCATCGTCGGCGTGGACCAACTGCGGCACGGGATGCCAGGCGCTGAGGTTGCCCGCTGCGCCCGGCTGAAAGTTCGCCCACCAGCGGGCCGTCTCCAGGATCGGGTCCGGGATCGGTCCCACCGTCGCTTCCCGTCCCTGGCCGCGCTTCTGCGACTCCAGGATCAGCATCCGCGCCAGAAACCCGTTGGTCATCAGCCGCGGCGAGATCGCCTCATAGAAGTGCTTGGGGACCGCCGTGCCGAAGATGCACAAACACGGCTGATCGATGACAGTTCGCTCCTTCCCCGCCTTGGCCCGCATGACGTAGACGCTGCTGGCGCTCGAATACATCTGCAGCAGGATGCTGACAACCTGCTCGTGCCGGGCGTCCTTGGCCTGCGTGACCTTGAGCAGCAGCCCATCCAGTTCGTCCACCTGGAACAGCGCCGACGGCTGCACGAACAGCCGGTCCTCGATCCCTTCACCGCTGGCGAACGAGTTCCCCAGGCACTCGGCCAGGTCGACCTCGAGCAGGATGCGCTGGTTGACCTTCCGCGGGTAATCCTTCCCCGCGCCGGAGTTCGCCAGCCCCAGAACGTACAGGTTCGTGCGGTTGTCGGCGGCGTCGCGGACCTTTCGGCCGGCCAACAATGCCTGCAACGACAGCGCGCCGCAGAACGCCAGCACCGGTTCGGGATAGGGAGCGGTCGCCAGCGTGTAGTCGATGACGGCGTCGATGAAGCCCGGCACGCGCAGGAGGCGCTCGGGGATCGGACCGGGGTCGTCGACGCCGGCCGCTTCATCGCCGCCGGTGTCGGCGTACATTTGCGCCCAGTGGTTTTCCGTCAGGGCGACGGCGATCTGGTCCGGCTCGTAGCGCGCGATGCTGGCGGCGATCTGTTCCACCTCGCGCGGGGCCAGCGGCGGGACGCAGCGGTCGGCATTGGCGCGAAGCAGCGCGGCCGTGATTTCGGGCTGGGACATCCCCACCCGGCGCATCGTCCCGCCCAGGCGGGCCAACGTGGCGTTCCGTTGCCCGCTGGGGATCTTATTCGCCCCTCCCGCGTCCGCCGCCACGTGGGCCAACGTGGACGAACCGGTGGCCAACCCGTCGAGTTGGGCGACGAGCCAACCGGGCGGTTCCGGGAGGCGGTCCAGGGAGATGTCGAGTTCCAGGCCCGGCACCCAACGGTATTCGCCGTCGGGTCGGCGCGACGGAGGGACGACGATGTAGCCGCCGTCGGCGCGGGTGTCCACGTGCTGGGCCAACATACTTTGCGTGCAACGCCACGCCTTGCCCGCCGGTTGGCGAAACACGCGGTGACTGCCACCCCCCGGCGTCGTGGCCATCGGCGAGATCGCCAGCTCGAGGCCGCGCTCTGCGCCCGGCCAGGGGTTGGACGCGCCGTCGACATCGATTACCACCAGCCCCGCTGTCGGCAGGCCGATGTTGGCGTTGGGATGCTCGGTCCACCAATGTTCGATCTGCTCCGGGTCGACGCTGGCGTTGTGGAAGCCATGCTCGGTGATCGGCCGGCTGTCCCCCGGCGCGCACGGAAACACCGGATAGCCCAGTTCGGCATAGCGCAGCGCGGCGACGAGGAGGTCGCTCAAAACGGCACCTCCTCATCAGCGAATACGTCTCCCGCAGGCACGGCCTCCGGCCGCGAGTCCAGGTCGTAGCCGATGATCCGGTCGAACCGCTCGCCCACCACACTGCGGACGGTGATCGCGTGCGTGGTGCACAGCGCCCCGGCCTCGGCCAGCTCGACAGCGCGCTCCGCCGTGTCGGGGACCGGATCAGGCGATCGGCGTTGCCACCAGCCCTCGGCCTTCTGACGGGCGTAGCCGTCGTGCTCGACGCAGATGAATTCCGACTGCCAGTGGTGGAGGCCCAACCGGTAATCGACCCGCATTGACTTGGGGGCGTCGCGGGGCGCATCGCGCTTCGTATGGACCGAGTACGAGATATCCATCACCTCGTACTTCGTGTCGGTGACCTGGCCCGACAGAATGCCCGCCTCGGTCGCCTTCGCCTCGTGCTTCTGCCTCTCCGGCGGCGGGAACTCGTAGCCGCAGTCGGGACATCGCGCATAGCCCGCCGCGATGACCGACAGGCACTCGGGGCATTCCTTCGCTGGCGCGGTTCCGTTGCCGCCGGGCCGTTCCTGGATGCGGATCGCGTCCACGGGGCCGTGGCGGACGACGTTGCCGCCGAAGTCGAGCACCAGGCAGTTCGCTTTGCCGGGATGCAGCCGGAATCCGCGGCCCACCATCTGGTAATACAGGCCGGGCGACAGGGTCGGCCGCAAGAGAATGACGCAGTCGATGTGCGGGGCGTCGAACCCCGTGGTCAGCACGTTGACGTTGCACAGAAACCGCAGTTCGCCGCGGCGGAAGCGATTGAGCACGGCGTCGCGTTCGCGGGTCGGCGTCTCGCCGGTGACGAACCCGCACTCGATCCCGTGCCGCTCGCGCAGAGTCCGCACGATGTGCTCGCCGTGCTTGATGCCGCTGGCGAAGATCAGGACCGCCTTCCGATCGGCGGTGTAGCCGACCGCCTCGCCGCACGCCGCTTCGACCAGGCGGTCGTCATCCATCAGGTTCTCGACCTCATCGGCCACGAACTCGCCGGCGCGAACGTGCAGGCCGTTGAAGTCGGCCTTGTTGATGCCGGCCTTGCTGACCAGCGGCGACAGGTATCCCTGGACGATCAGTTCGCGGACGCCGACCTCGTAGCAGACCTGGTTCAGAAAATGGTCCGGGGTGCAGATCAGGCCCGACTTGAGCCGGTACGGCGTCGCCGTCAGGCCGATCACGCGGACGGCGGGATTCACGACCCGCGCCTCGGCCAGGAACTGCTGGTACATGCCCTCGCCTTCCGGCGGGATCATGTGCGCCTCGTCGACGAGGATCAGATCGACGGGACCGAGTTCGCAGGCTCTTTTGTAAATGGATTGAATTCCCGCGACGATGACCGGCGCCTGCGTGTCGCGCCGCTTGAGGCCGGCGGAATAGATGCCAAACTTCACCTCGGGACAGACCACCCGCAGCTTGTCGGCCGATTGTTCGAGCAGCTCTTTCACGTGCGCCACGATCAGCACGCGGCCGCCCCAGGCGACGACGGCGTCCCGGCAGATCGTCGCCATCACGGGAGTCTTGCCCCCGCCGGTGGGGATCACGCAAACCGGGCTGTCATCCCGTTCCCGCAGGTGACGGTAGATGGCCTCGACGGCCTCCAGCTGATACGGTCGCAATGAGAACATCAAATCGCCTCGCCGTGCCGGACCATGCCACGCCACTCCCCACCGGAGCTTGCCTCACCTCACCACGCCTGGCCCAATCCCGCCGCGCCAGACCAAACTAGACCTCGCCTGGTCACGTGCGACATCGCCGCCGCTTCTTCACGACAACGTGCCATCAGTCGCGCCTCCGGACTGGTCGTCCATGAGCTCTCCGTTGTGTCGCCGGCGGCCGCGCTGGGCGCGCAACTCTCGTTCGGTCACCGCCAGGCGGTCATTGATCCGCGCGCAGCGGGGGCAGATGCGATGCCCGGCGTGCGTCGAGTCGAACAGCGTCTGGCATTTCAGGCAGGCGCGCGGCCGGGCCTGGTCCCCCGGGTCGCACGGGGCGCGCTCCGTGGCCGGGAGGTTCGGATTCAGGATCACCCGGACCATCCCCTCCGGCAGCACGTCGCGCCGCCGGATGACGAGCACGTCGATCTGGCTGTCGTCGTGATAGGCCCCGCCGTGCTGCAGCGCGTCGAGGAGGGCTTTCTGCAGGTTGTCGAGGTCGCGCCGGCGGCGGTCTGGAGGATGGACGTCGATCGCGATCTCCAGCGGGCCGTCGAGGGGCTGGACGCCGCGCGCCGCGAGGATCGCGCCGACCGCTTCACGGAAGGCCCGACCCCCGCGGCTGAGGAGCGTCCGTGCTCCGACGCGACGCCAGTAATGGTTGAGGGACGGCGGATAGGGGAGTTCGAATTCCATAGTCCACAAGAACCCCGCGTTGCTCCGACTGACCGCACGAGACGTCATCTGGCCATGCCTGGCCGCCTCATGCCCACCCCCTCAGGACCAAGGTCGCGTTCTCACTCATCCAGTACCTCAAACCGCGTCACCTGAAAGCGGCCGTAGGTCGGGCGAAAGTCGGCGATGCCGATCAGCCGTCCGGCATCGCTGACCAGACCGTGCAGCATGCCGCTCGACACGTATTCGGGGAGATTGACCATCAGGAGAAACGTCGCCGTCCAACCGGCGCTGATCGCCGGCCGCACGCGCGTCACGCCGCTGCGCTGCACTTGCACGCGGCAGCGGTGCTCGTATTCCCAGGCGGTGACGCCCAGGCTGGCCAGCGGCGTGAGACTCACCACCGCCGCCTTGACCAGGTCCATCGCGCTCTTCCGCGGCGAACGCGGGTCTTGCCGATACTTCGCCGCAGCGATGATCGCCTGCCGGAGATACTCACCAGGGATGCACAACTCGCCGTCGCTGTTGCGATAGACGTAGGACTCGATGTCGTCCGTCTTCTTGGCCGCCGAACCTTTGGCCGCCTTGGCCTTGGCTTCAACCGCTTCGCAATTCCAGCGGTGGAAGAGCAGGTCCGCCTCGCCGCGGATCGTCACTTCCACGCGGTAGGGGATCGACAGCTCGATGCTGCCGGTCGCACCGTTGGTCACGTCGGGGCCCAGGCCCAGCTTGCCGTTCGTCCGTCCGTTTGCAGTTGCTTGCATGTGTTGCTCCTGAAGGTAGAAAAAGCCATGCCTCGCCTTGGCACAACCTGCCTGACCGAACCAAACCATGCTTCCTATGCGCCCCGGCCCGCCATGCCATGCCAGACCGGACCAGTACTCGCCTGACCAGAACTCGCCACGTCGAACCTCGATGCGATCAGGTGGTCCTACCGCCGCCACGGCGGCGTGGAAGAACCGTTCGCCGGCGGTGCCGGAGGTATGGGGCCTTCCTTTTTTGAGTAGCCGCAGAGTTCGTTCGTGATCTCCCCGGTATCGGCGCGCCGCTTACATCGCACCGAAACGAGCAATGGCAAGTTGTGGAGTTCGGTCGAGTCCTTGGGAGCCATCACGCCGACCGCCCGACAAATGGCGGAGAGTTCCGCCCTGGCGATCTGCACCGCCGTGGCATTCGGGTTGTCGAGGTTCAGGCGCGCCCAGAGCAACCGGCCCTTGTGCGGGCCGTCGAGCACCTGAAACGTGAGCTGCAGGTAGTTTCCGGTGCCCGCCTTGGTCGGCTTCATTTCGCTGTCGACGACGGCCGCCTGATATCGGCCCGCCGGGAGCGGCTCAAAACTGGTGACGGGATCAACGTGATTGGCATCGAATCCGTGGAGATTTGCCATAGAGATGTGTCCTTCGGTTGTTCAAATGGGTTGAAGAAGATCCTTGCCATGCCTCGGCGAACCTCGGCACGCCATGTCACGCCGCAGCAGGCCTAGCCTTGCCCCTCCGCGCCGGACGAGGTTTCTTGAGTGAGGGCCGCCATGAAGGCGGGCCACGACAGCGGCAGTTCTTCAGGGAGCGAGAAGCGGTTCTTGGCGACGCACGATGGGCCGCCGATCGTGCGGATCACCCGTTCGCCGCCGTCCTTGCCGAGGGCGAACGCGATACCGCGCTTGCGGTTGAACCCGGCGTCTTCCGACTGCACGCGGATCTTCCGCGTGGCGAACAGCACCGCGTCGGCCCATTCGCACACCAGGCCGCAGGCGTGCTTGTTCAGCCGCGGGCTGTAGCGGTCGTAAGCCGTCGCCTCGGGGTCTTCGAACTTCTCCACCTTGGCGTGCGCGATGCAGAGCACCACCATTCCCCGCTCGACGCGGAGTCGATTGAGCAGCGCGAGCACCTTCCGCCAGTGGGTCAGCGCGTGCGTGTACCCCTTGGCGTAGCCCCCGTCGACCTTCTCAATCGACGTGACGTCGTACTGCCGGCAGAGTTCGTCGAAGATCAGCCGTTCCAGCCAGTCGAGCGAGTCGATGACCACGGACTGGTAGTCGTGCTGTTCGGCGACGAGCGCCGTCAGCGACGACAGGACATCGTCGAGCGTCACGGCCAACGGAAACTTGTCGCAGGCGATCTCGCTCAGACCGTCTTCGGTCTGAATGAAGATCGGCGCGGGTGCCTGCGACCCAAACGTCGATTTGCCGATGCCCTCGGTACCGTACAAAATCAGCCGCGGCGGCAACGGCTGTTTGCCGCGGTGAATGCGAGTGAGCAGGCTCAAGCGCAGACCTCCTGGGGTTCGGGTTCCGGAACGGAATCGACGCGCGCGACGGTGAAGGCGTCCTCGCCGAACTCCCGGCGCAAGAAGCCGACGAACAGCCGGTTGACGTCCCGGCCGACCGGCGAGCCCGCGTCGATCACGCAGGTCCGCCGATCCGGGTCGAGATAGTGCGACGCATCGAGGCGGACCTGGGCTTCGCCGTGCAGGCTCTCGGCGGCGAGCAGCGCCAGCAGCAGCGAGGCCTCGATTTCCTCCAGCGGCACCTCGAGCGGGAACTCGTAGCGGTAGAGTTCCTTCATCGGGTTGGTCTCCTCGTGTCGGGCGGGTGCGTCTCTATCTGGAGAGCTACCCGGCCCGATCACGAGATGACGGGACGACATCACAGGTAATCGCGCAGACCTGCCTGCTCGAACCGCTGCCGCAAGCGGCGCACGGTGTCATTCAGCGTCGTGCGCGGAACGCCGACCTCGCGGGCGATCGCCGAGATGGACTCGGTCTTCAGCCGCTCGGCCAGATCACGCAGTTCGTCCGGGAGCGCCGCCACAACCTCGGCCAGGTCACTGGCCAGCTGCGCCAGGTCTTCGGCGCTTCGGGGATCGCGGCAGCGCCGCGCGTTGAACTCGCGGTCGCCAATCGTGTCCGCAAGTTCCGTCGGCCCCTCTTCCGTGACTTCGATCATCACGTGGAGTGAACCGATCCGGCGGTGGTCCCGCTTCTCGGCCTGCTTGTCGCGCAGGATGTTGGCCACATCGCGCTCCACCACGGCCGTGACGAACGCCTTGCGGTGGGCCTGCTTGGGATCGAACGACCGGAGGCTGTGCAGGAGCCGTGCGATCAGCTCCTGTTCGAGGTCCTGGCGGTCCTGCTTGGTAAAGCCGGCACGGCCGATGATCTGCCGGACCTTGCGTTTGACGATCCCGAACTCGAAACGACCCAGCTGGGGCTCGTGGCCGCACCCGGGGCCACGGCCATCGACATGAGAAGCCTGCATTCGCTGTCCTGGGCCGGAGGACAGGCCCTGGCAGCGAAACAGGTCGGGTCACTGCGCCGCGGAACGATTCCGCCGAACCACGCAGGCGCGACAAACGGCTGCCGAGTGATGTGCCTCACGGCCTCAGCCGGCGGCTGCGGTGTCGCAGCAAGGCGGTTTGCGCGCAGTAGGGTCGCGCGTTACTCAGCAGCGCAAGTCATTTCTCCTTCGGTCGTTGGGACTGCACGATGGGCTTTCCATGTTTGTCGCGGTCCTGCGACGCGACACCGCGCACGATGGAGTCGCTGTCGGTGGCATTCAGCACGGCAGCCGCGCCGCCAGCCCGTGTGATGGCTCGTTGCACCGTGTCTTTGGTCACTTCCTGGTGCGTCTCCCGAGTCAGATAGGCGGCGGCCTCCCGTACCGATTGGCACTGGCGGTATGCAGCGATGTAGACGTCGTCGGTGAGACTGGTCTTGGCCTCGGCTTTGACCTGCTGACGAATCATGCGGGTCAAATCCTGCTGCGTCAGTTGAACGGGCGAGGCAGATGCGGCCAGGGCATCGACGTCGTGAATCGCGGCCGCGATTTCCAGGGGTTCGACGTCGATCTGCTCGTTCACGAGCATCGCCACGTGTGCGAGAACGAGGATCGGCGGGACGCGTCGCCACGCATCAATGGGTGGGCGGCGAAGCGGAACGAAGATGATCGGCTTTTGGCTGCGTGCCGCGGCGCTGCGGATGCCGTCGCCGTCGTCCCACTGCAGTCCCCTAGCCAGAAGCACGTCACGGGACGCGCCTTGCCACTTGGTCCGCCCCAGCCGCCAGAGGCGACCGGGCACGAGCACCGTGCACTTGCCTGTGAGCGATAGGCAATTGGCGAGCGCGGCAGCGAGCGCGGCCAGGTCCACGGTCCACTGCTGCAGCGCTCCTGCAGGCACATCGGCACGGTGAACCTCTGGGCATGGCACGACGAATCGCGTCGAGCCATTCGGCCCCGGAATGGCCAAGACTTCCTCAATGTGCGATTGACATTCGGGGCACAGGACGTGCGAAGCATTCTCTGCCGGGCGCAGGAAGCCGAGTTCATTGAGCCGCTGGTGGATGCCGTTCGGCCAGGTCGCGACGAAATGTGCTGCGACGGTCGGATCGGGAGCATCAACCAGGGGCCACAAGAATTCCAGGGGATCAGTCATTGAGAATCCCCCACGTGCGGATGCAACGGTCGCCGATCACCTGCATCTCCTCCGGCTTGCTCTTGAGATCGCACGTATTGGGACAGCTCACGTTGAACGTCATCGTCTTCGCTTTCTGATGGCCGTCGCTCATGAACTGCAGCTGGATGCCGACCTGCGTCACCGAGACCTGGCTCCGATCCAGGTTGTAGGCGCTGAGCAGTCGGCCAATCGCCGTCGTCACCTCGTTGTGTGTCGCCGACTCTTTGAACTTGTGTTCCAGATACTCGACGGCCGGCACGATGACCTTTGGAACCAACCGCATGCGGCGCAGACGCACCGCTGCAATCCGGTCGGCAGGCGTGGTCGTAAAGGCGAAGCCAGGATTCAGCAGATGGTCGAGGTGGTATGTCGCGCGAATGGGATCGTCATCGTCGACCTCGATCCCGAGCACGGCGCGGCAGAAGGCCTTGCGCAGCGGGAGGTGCACTTTCTTGCCCCCCTTGGCAATCAGTTCGAGGGCCCCATCGGACGGAAGGTAAACGAACACGTTGTTGAACGTGTAACTCTCCTCACGCGGCGTGAGATTGTTGTTCTCGTCGAACACCAACAACTTGTCGGGCCAGTCGGGCAGGTAGGCAAAGAAGAATTCCGCTCCGCCCATCCGCTGGTAGTGATGCACACGGCAGACTTCGCCGCGGAGCTCCTTGTTCCAGTAATAGGCCCGCACTTCGTTCTCCAACGCCGCCTTCATCGCCTCGGTGACGGTGATCGGCTGCTGCGGCAGGCTGTTCCAGCGATTGGCGAATTGGCCGCTCCGCAGCGCCTCGGCGCGGGCGAAGATGGCCGCCTCGTCGAATGCCTCGCGCGCGTCCAGGTAGGCCCAGAGCGCTTTGTCGGCGGGACTCTTGTGCGTCTGAAATTCTTCCAGCTTGTCCGGGCAGCGCCACCCCATTTCTTCGAGGAGCACCTTCTGGCCGCGCGGGTCCGCCAGTTCGTTGACGTCCTGCAGGACCACCTGGTAATGCCGCCGGCCGTCTCCCATCGTCTCCCAGGCGGCGACGATCGGCTCGACGTTGTGCGCGCCGAGCGAATCCCAGGGGACGTCCGCCATCGCCGGCACGTCGGCGAACAGACGCCGCAGAAGGCTGTTGTCATGCAGCTTGAGCTGCTTCCGAAGATCGAACGCCTTGGCCATGTCATCATCCTCAGACTGGGTGGTGTCTCCGTTTGGTAAACCGCAAACACCACGGACAAAAAATAACTGTTCCGTCATCAGAACAGCGTGTTCACCTTCTTGGTCACCAGCAGTTCGAGTTGCTCCAGGCGAATGCGCATCGCTTCTGGGGAAACCTGGAATGTCTGCGCCAGCGGCCGGCAGTACTCCTCTTTCATGGCGAGATCCTGTGACTCCCGATCCGTGGCCATCTGTCCGTGCCGATAGAACGGTTCGACGGCGGCCACGTCCGCGTAGAGCGTCCGAATGTCAGCGATCGGCACGGGACCGTCGTCACCCTGTCGAAATTCGGACCAGGCAGCATAGACCAGTTTGCGGGGCATGAGCAGACAACCTGCAAAGGCGTTGGCTTGCCACTCCACGGGCTTCGCCGCTTCGCTGGACCGGCAGACGACGTCGGGCTGCGGCGTGCCGTCGATGAACAGCCGCTGCTGCGCCGGGTTCTGCAGGTAGTGCTGCCGATGCAACCGCCAATGGCCGACTTCATGCGCGAGCGTGAAGTGGTAGCGGCCGACGCGGGACGGATGTGTGTGCGGATCGAGGGCCTGGTCGATGCCGATACGAGACTGCTTGAACCAGATCGCGCCATGCACATCGGCCACGGGGAACAGAGACTTCATGTCCAGAAACTCCAGCGCCAGCTGCAGGTGCAATTCCGCGATCTCGTCCACGGGCACTGGCGGCGCGCTCACCGGCGAGAACTTCAGCCCATATTCCTCGAGCAGCAGATCAGCCTCACGCTCAATCTGCTTTTCGTGCAGGAACGGGACGTCAGATTTCGGCGCAGAAACGCGTCGCCCCATCACCGATCTCCTTTCTCCTTCATCTTCCGAATCTGCTCGGTCAACTTGCGCAGTTCTTCGGCCGAAAGCCCGCTCGCCTCGCGCAGGAGTTCAGGCATTTCCGTCGGTTGGCTTTGAATGATCTCCGGCAGATCCTCCGGCACGCGGCCGGCGAGAGCGATCATCTCGTCCGCATTCTCGTCCAACAGGCTTGCCATTTTTTTGACTCGCTCAGCAGTTGGCGGGTCGGCTTCCCCTTGTTCGACGTGCGAGAGATAGGTGGGGCTGACTCCGACTTCCTCCGCGAATTTGCGCAGGCTAAAGCCCTTCGCAACCCGCTTTTTGCGGAGCCACTGCCCGAATGCGTTCTGCTTTCCTGCCATGTGCCTGTTGACTCCTGGCGATCCAAGCCTTGGAGATGTCGTCCCGTGGGAAACTGTCGTCAATCAATGGTGAACGAATCGCTGAGGTTGAGGTCGTTCAGAATCTGTTTGACTTCATTTGTCAGATCTTGTGCCGCGGCACTGTCGACCCGCGTCGTAAATGTCACGTCGATCGTCAGTTCGGTGCCGCTGCGCAGCTTGGGGATGATCTTCGTCCCCAGGCGGTTCCACGACTCGTGGGGGAGCGTGCCGGCAACTCGCAACGTTCGTGTGGTCGGTGTTGGCGGCGGCGTCACCACACCGCCGTCCGGTTTCGTCTCGCCACTGGGCTCGGGTTGCGTCGGCTGCGGACCTGGGGCGGGACCAGGTTCGGGCGGCGGCGTGGGCGTGGCCGTCCCCTTCTTGATCGCCTCGGCGCGATCCTTCCGCAACAGGAGAACGCCAGGGTCGAATGTGACCTCATCGAGCGACGGCATTTCCTTGAACCAGACGCGCTGAAACGAGCCGTCGGGCTGCGGACCGGACGCCAGGCCGAACTCGCCGCGGCTGACGAAGTCAATACACTTGTTCCTGAGCACGGCGTCCGGGTCGAGCAGGCGCGTCAACGCGCCATTGAGAAAGCTCTGCCGCAAGCTGGCCAACGGCCAGGCTCCGCTCTCCTTGAATGCCGGGGGCCAGTTCCGTTCGATGTAGCCAGCACCGACCGACTCATTAAGCAGGGCGTCTGCCTTGAGTGCGCCGATGATTCGACCGCACAGCGTCTCCTTCGTGCTGGAGTGGCCCGCCCCGAGATCAATGACTTTCAAGCCGTCTGGCTGCTGCTGATCGGCCAGCACAACGAACCGGTACACCGCCCAGATCTCGTCGCGGGCGTCATCCTCGGCCTCTTTCACCTGAACCTGAATCTCCTGCAGATCGGCCTTCTCGTAGTCTTGCCCCAGAACTCCTTCGGCCACGTCCTTCTGCACCTTTTTCCATGCGAGCATCAACTCGACCTTGTCCCGGAGGTCGCGACCGGGCTTTCGCACGCACCACACAATTGCGCCGGGATAGAGCCGTGACGACTTGCCCCGATTCTTTGTGAACTCGGCGATCTGCTGCCGGATGCCGTTGTCAGTCCACTCAGATTCGGGATCGACCACCCAGACGCTCAAGCGGGGAGTGTCCGAAACCTTTGTCCCGTCGAATGGCGCCTCGAACACTTCCGTCGGGACGCTGGCCCCGCGTTTGAACTCTTCTTTGACCAGCTTGAGGATCGTCGGCTTGACCTCGCGATCGTCGTCGAGCGACGCCCGTCGATCATGGACTGCCTTGTCGATCTTCGCTTTGTGGTAGACCTTGAAGCCGTCGGCCCCCACGCGCTGAATGAAGAAGGCACGCCGCTCCAACGCATCGGCCGCGTTGTCGATCGTTGTGGTGTCGAGCTCCGGCTCTCCCAGGGCGAACCGCAATTCGGGCAGGTGCGCCACGCGATCAACCTGGCCGCCGGAAGATTCAAACAGAATCGATGCTCCGACGCGCCGATGGATGTCGAGAAGCACACCTTTGGTGTCGGCGTCGAGCGCCGCCGCGTGGGAATTGTCGCCGGCGATGTCGGTATCGATGGCCGCCAGCAAGCGAGTCTCGCCAAGCTGGTTGAGGACCACGCTGCGAAATCCGTTGTGGTAAAGAGGTGCGGAACCCAGAGTGATCAACCCCGATTTGTCGGCCTTCTGGTAGGCCTTCGTCTGGGCCAGCGAAATCCACTGGGCGAACATGGCGAGCGCACCGCGCGTCTGCTGGAACTGCGGCAAGGCTGTCCATTTCCGCTGGAACACAGAGAGGGTCGCGGGGTGGAACGGATAGCACTTCTCGAACCGTGACTCGAGCAGTTCACGGGCCTTCTTCTCTGTCGCAGCCGTATCGACCGCCATCCACTCCGGCGGCAACTGGTTCCGCCGTTCAAAGCACCACTCCGCATACGCACGGGCGACGTTGCGACGTTTCTGGTCGGAACCGATGTCTTCGAACAGGCGCCGGCGAATCACTTCGCTGATTTCCGCTTCGTCATTCACCAGCAGCGGCTTGGCGACCGCCCCGACCACCTTCACGATCATGTCCTGCCACTTCAGATCGAACTCCGTCATTTCGACCTGGCTGCGCGGCAGGCTGATCACGGCGGCCCGGTGATTCGTGCCGACGAAGCCGCGCATGATGTTGTGGATGAAGGCGTGCATCGGCTCGGCGAAAATGCGGTGCCGGCTGAAGAAGTTCAGCACCTCATCGAAGAGCAGCAGCACCGGCTTCCCTGCCATCGAGATGATGCGATTCAGCGTCTCCGTTCCTGGGGGAGCGTCTTTGGCGGATGTCCCCAGCGCCTTCACGCCTTCGTCACCGGCGATCTGGTAGGCCAGATCGATCCACGGTGTTTCCCGACCAGGCTGGGGGTCCCAGGCGTTGCCGACGAAGACCGCCACGCGCGCGGATGGAATCTGCTCGAGCTGCGCCTGCTCCATCAACGTCCGCACGCCGTCGAAATCTGCCGCCGCCGGCCCCGAGTTGGCCAGGTGCCACAACGTGGTCAGCATGTGCGTCTTTCCGCCGCCCATCTGGGTGACGAGCGTCTGGACTGGCGATGTGTTGTCGGTCTTGCCCGCCAACCGGCGCAGCACCTGCCCCGAGTTCTCAATCAGCGCCCGCGTGAAGCACGTGCGCGAAAAGAACTGTTTCGGCTGCTGATAGTCTTCCGGCGCACCGCCGGCGACCACCTGTTCCAGCGCGATGGCGAATTCGTCGGGGTTGAAAGACCGACCTTCACGAACTTCCTTGCGGGGAGTGACCGATTTGTACCAGGGGTCCATGATGTATTTCTCGCGAAGTGGTTCTACCTCGGTACGGCAAGGAGCATCGCGTCAACGAGGCGCTTCTCGTCGCTGCCGGCGGGGTACAGTGCGGAAAGCGCGTTCGCCAATCGAACAAAATCAGGGCCGCGTTCGATCTCGTCCCGCAGCAATGCGCGGAGTGCATTCGATCGCCCAGAGTGCTGCAGCAGCATGGCGGCGTGGACGCGATCCAAAGTCGTCGCACTGCGCTGCGTCTGCAACGCCTGGTCGGGTGCAGAATTGTTTCCTCGTCGCCGACGGCCGCGAACAGGTTGCGGAGCCGCTTCCGCTGCCGAGGGGAACAGGTTCAGTTGGACCGGACCCGACGGAGTCGACTCGATGCGGTCGGCTGCAAGCGATGCACCATCTTCGCCGAAGAGCTGCGTCCCGCGTTTCAGAACCGGGATGAGGCGGACGACACCTTTTGAAGTCTTGATGATCCGGCCTTCCCACTCCTCGAGGTGAATTCCCAAGGGCTGAGCAAACCGACGAACGACATCAAAGACGAGCGAGAATCCCTTCGAATCATCGGAGGAGCTCTCTTCCTCCTCGTCATCGCCCTCCGCCGCGCCCTCTTCATCCTCGGATTCGTCCGCGACGGCGGAGGACTCACCAGCCGTCGATTGCAGCGTCCACAAAAACAGCGCGGTGAGACGTGCGTCTTCTTCCAACGCGCCAGCTCCCCCGTTGCGTGCTCTGGATTCCGCAGTCCCCAGCACGCGTTCCAGTGCTGATCGGCCGACGATCTCCCACACGTAGGCCAGGTATCCGCGCTGATGTGGGTCGCGCGAGGCCGGATCACCGCCCAAGGGAATCTCACGTTCTTCGGCATCAACGACTTTGGAGTAGCGGCTGTAGATTTCGAGGGCCGGTCCAATGCACGCGAAGACTAGATCAGCACCACGCACCCCCTCCTCCTGCAGTCGGTCCATCCACTCCTGGACTCGAGCGGGAAGTTCGCGCAGCACATCACCCCAGTCGCCGACAGATGCATCGTTTGGTCGTGGGCGACAAATGAGGTGCACGCTCGTGCCTAAGGCAGCCGAATCGCGAGCCCGGAGTCGTGAACTCATTTCAGTCGCAATCGGCCAAGATGCAGTGATGACCCAGCCCGCAGCGATCAGACCCCCCAACAGAGCCTCCCATCCTTCAGTCGTTTTGTGAGCGAACACGACACAGCCCACGCCATCGTCGCGAAGGACTCGCCGGCCTAACGAAAACGCTTCCCGCATCTTGCGTTCAAAGAACGCCTTGTCCTTCACCTTTCCATTTTGATCACGGCGGCGTTCATCCTGTACTGCCTCCAATCGCTTTGGCGTCAGAGGATTCGATGGATCATCAGGATCACGCAGAAGTGGATGGCCAGGCAGTGCCCTCTTTAGCCACACAAAGAAGAAGTCTGACAGGTCCGAATACGGAATCGCGTCGTAGTACGGCGGATCTGTGAACCACACCGCCACGGATGCGTCAGGCAGGAGAGCAGTCGCTGCTTCAGCCTGTGCCACTGCGTCCGCCTTCTTCGCGACAACGAATCCCCGCACGATATGCATCGTGCGAGAGAACGCGGTTTCCAATGATCCACTTGCGTCGGAAAGCGGCACCGCCTCTGGAAAGTCCCATTTCATCGGCAGTGCCCAGCGGCTCAGCATGTGGGCCGGACGCTCTCCAGTCGCTCTCCACTCGGTGAGCGAGTTGTTTAAGTCAATCACCTTGCTGATCAGCAACGCGACGATCGCCCTGAATCTCGGAGGTACGGTCGTCGCAATCGTTTGACAAAATGTGTAGACGGAGAGCAACTGCCTGGCGGTGAACATGTCACACCACCGCGTCATCCCGTAAGCGTGAATGCTGAATGCACGGCCTGCCCCGCGGCCGCCACCTACTGGCGTTTCCTCATTGGGAAGAGGACAGATTCCATCGACAAGTTGCTGTAACAGGTCTCCCACTCGATCCTGCGCTTGACGAACGATCGCATAGTCTCGATCCGTTGCCATTCGGTAGCGCCGTTCTGTGCTATCGCCAAAGACTCGTGCCACCGCAAGCAGACGTGCCCCTCCAACCCGTTGCCCTGTTTCACTGGAGAACTGAACACAGGCGCCTCCATTGACGCGTTGCAGCTGTGCTTTTACGCGATCGGCAGGAAGTACACCCCGGCAGGCCGGACAGGTCGCCTTAGCACGCGAGATTGTCGCTCCCGAAACGTCGTCGTCTGATTCGGGGTTGAAGATCTCGAACTTAGGCTCAGGCTGCTCATTACGCCGCTCGATCGAAATCCGAAGTGCAATACGACGATCGGCCTTCTTTGCAAGCCAGAAGGATCGAATCAACGGAATCTCACAACCACAGTTTGGTTGCTCACAACGGACAGTGCGCGCCCAAAGGTAGGCAACAGGCGCGCCGCCATCTTCATCGACGGGAAAGAACCGGCGCAGCGACTCGTCCGCGGTTCTCTTGATGCGACGGATCAAGTCGGGCAACTCCGTCATCATTTCATCGCGGTGCTGGGGAATATCACTAAGGACCACTTGGTTGATTAGGCAAGCAACCGGATTGAGATCGCTGGCAACGACGTCACAACCCAACCGCAGTGCTTCCAGCGGGATTGCACCGCCCCCAGCGAACGGATCAACCACAATGGGACAATCGCCGTCCTGTGCTAACGACACCAGCTCGCGTGCAACACGCAAGTAGCTCGACGTGTGGGCCAGCTCCCAATCCGTGAAATCTTCAATGAACATCAACAGTGCAGACCGGAGGCCAGAGCGACCACGAGGGGTACCAGCGACTTGTGACAGAATGGCTGGGGCCCGCTCAAGAAAAGACGCCGGGCAGTGTTCGTCACACGGATCGGGCAGGAGGGATGCCAGCAGAACGGCGCGGCAGGCACCGCCTGGTCGCGCGGCCGGCCAAACATGAAGCCGCGGAATATGGGCAATTCGCGAGTCCTTCTCCGCGCGCGCACGAACCGAGACTCCCGCAATGGGAAAGTCAACTTCGACTAGACGTTTGCATTCATTCGGAATCATCAGGAGAAGCTCAACTCAGTGCGCGAGTATCGATGCGGTAATGGGCGACCTTGGACACTTCAGTCCAATGCAGGCGTGAGGGATCGCCGATCATCTGAAGCGTCGGCGTGGTGCCGCAGTTCGTGACGACGTACAGCCAGTAGCAATCGCGGCGGTCCTGGGCGACTTCAAGCTCGTGCGGCGACAGCATCACCGCGCCCTGAGCCGCGGCGATGCCCTTGACCTCAATTAGTCGCAGCTCTCCGGTGCTGAGATCGAGGCTGGTGATGTCATAGCCCAGGTTCTTTTCGTGGACGTCGTACACCTGCCGGCCCTGCGATCGCTCGTACTCCATGACGAACTGCATCGCGATGGCTTCCGTCTCGAAGTCAGGCCGCAGATTGCGGATTTCCGGGACGTTGCGGTCCGGGTGCGGTAAGATCAGAACCGAGGTGAGTTTCTCGACCGCCTGCAACGTGAGCGACCGCTGCTGTTGCAATTCCCGACGACGGCGATCGCGGCGAGCCAGCAGTTCGGCGTGGCGATTCTCGGCCTGAGTCAGCCGGCCTTCCGCCCCCTGCGTGCCCCGGTCCACCTCCGCGGCCGCCTTGCCCAGCTCTTCGTCAGCTCGCTGAAGAAGCTCTGTCAGCGAGAGGTCAATGTGGTCGGCGATCCGCTCGACCTCGGTGGTGCGCTCCTGGCGGACCTCTTCGAGGAACGGTCGCAGCGCGTTTTCCTGCAACCAGACGGACGCTTCGGGCAAACCCGCGACCGCCGGCAACGGTTCCGGGGTGGGCGCGGGTTGGAGCCCGACGAGAATCGCCGCCTCGCGGCGCTGAGGCTCGCTGGTTTCGGAGAGTTCGACGGCAAACAGCCGTTCGTGAATCACCTGGCCAAGTCCGTCCACAATCCGTGCCCGATAGAAGTCGAGCCGCACCGGGACATCGTAGGCCAGCGAGTAAAAACATGCGCCGCGTTTCAGATCATCCTGGGCCGACTGGTAGATGTGCCGACGGACGGCTTCGAACAACGGATGGCCGGGGGTGACCCATTCGAGGTGGTGTTCTTCGGCAATGTCGCGTCGGGTGGACAGCCGCGGATATTTCACCGAGATCGCGGGGAGCCGCCAATCCGGATCGCGCTCATAGCGCTTGAGCGCCGTAGGAGTTCGCGCTGGGTCAAAGGTGTGTTCGAGATGCGGGACGGGCTTCAGCGACAGCCCCGCGTGGCCGGATGCTTCCGCCAGGAACCGGGCGATCGTTTCGGGAACGACCCGACGCTCCTGCGCCTGCGCCCGCCGTTCGATCAGCATTTCCAGATTGAGTTTCTTCGACGCCAGCCCTTCCAGGGCGTTTTGACAGATGGCGCGGAACCGGCCTTCATCGACGTTGTGCAGCAGTCGGTCTTCGAGGTCCGCCTCGCCGAGCTGGCCCGAGTAGTAATCACGGAGGACACGTTCCACCTGTGCGGCCGGCAGTACCTCGCCCACGACGTTGAACACGGCGTCGTCGTTCAGGGCGTTGCGGATCTCCTGCAGCTTCTCCAGCAGCCGTTTCAGCACGTGGCCTTCGATGGTGTTCGTGGCCACGAAGTTGAAGATCAGGCAGTCCTTCTTTTGGCCGTACCGGTGAATGCGGCCCATCCGCTGTTCGAGACGATTCGGATTCCAGGGGATGTCGTAGTTGAACAGGATGTGGCAGACTTGGAGGTTGATGCCCTCGCCGGCCGCTTCGGTTGCCACCAGCACCTGAATCTCGCCGTCCTTGAACTGCTGCTCGGCGTACAGACGCGAGCCTGGTTCATCGCGCGAGCCAGGCTTCATCCCACCGTGGATGCACCCGACTCGGAATCCCCATTCGGAGAATTTCGCCATCAGGTAGTCGAGCGTGTCCTTGAACTCGGTGAAGATCAGCAGGCGCTTGTCGGGTTGGTCGAAGAACCCTTCTTCGTGCAGCAGATCTCGGAGCCGCGACAACTTGGCCTCGACCCCCGAGTCCTGGACCTTCTGTGCCTGGACCGCCAATTCCTGCAATTCGGCGATCTCGCGACGCACGTCCTCGGCGTTCTGCGAGATGGAGACAGCCTCGATCATTTCCTCCAAACGTTCGCGCTCTTCGTCGTCCATTTCCTCCAGTTCGTCAGCGTCTGGCAGATCGGGCGGAGCAACGCGAGCGAGTTCCTGAGCCTTCTTTAGCCCGAGGCCAAGCCGACGGGCGCGGTTCTCCAGCGAACAGCGCACGGCGTAGGTGCTCGACGCCAACCGGCGCTGATACAGCGCCATCAAGAATCCAACGGCCCGTGCGCGGGGATCGTCACCGGCGTTCGCAGCCCGTGAACTTTGCCGCTTCACGAACCGCGTGATGTCCTTGTAGAGCTCGAACTCCGCCCCGTCGATCTGGAAGTCGACAGTGCGGGGAATGCGTTTCTTGAACAACTTCTCCGCGACCCAGGTGCCGTCGGCCTGCCGCTCCGGGAAGGCCACCATCGCCTCTTTGGTGCGCCGCAGATAAAACGGGGCACGTCGGCGTTCCATCGCCTCGTGAATCGATTTCACGTCGGCATAGGCATCCTGGTCGAGCAACTGCAGAAACAGGCTGAAGTTGGTCGGGTCGCCCTTGTGCGGCGTCGCCGTCAGCAGAAGGAAGTGGTCTGTGGCCTCGCGGAGCAGTTCCCCGAGTGCGTACCGGGCCGTCTTGCGGGCTGGCGGAGTCCACGAGAGGCGGTGTGCTTCATCGACGATTACCAGATCCCAATGGACCTGCTTCAGGCCAGGGAGGATTTCGGTCCGCTTCGCGAGGTCCAGAGATGTGACGACCTGGGTCTGCTCCAGCCACTGGTTCACGCCGAACTGGTCGCGAATGTCGGACCCTTTTACGACGAGGAACTTCTCGTCGAACTTCTCCTTTAGTTCGCGTTGCCATTGGAACGCGAGGTTCGCCGGTGCCACGATCAAAATCCGTTCGGCGAGGCCGCGCAGCTTCAGCTCGCGGATCAGCAGGCCCGACATGATCGTCTTGCCGGCCCCGGCGTCGTCGGCAAGAAGGAATCGCACACGGGCGAGCTTGAGCAGATAGTCGTAGACCGCCTCCAACTGGTGTGGCAGCGGGTCGACCTTGGAGATCGACAGGCCGAAGTACGGGTCGAATTCGTAGGCGATTCCGAGGGCATAGGCCTGCACGCCGAGACGCAACAGGTTACCATCACCGTTGAAGCAAGCAGCCCCAGCGAGGACTTCGAGGGATGCCAGCTCCGCATCGGTGAGCGTCACCCGGCGAAACCGCTCGGTTTGCGTCCCCACCAGCCCCAGCACCCACGCGCCCGCGCCGCCCGCCGCGACGGTCTCGACCCGCATCGGCTCATTGAAGAGCGGGCCAGTGAGCGTCTGGCCAACGTGAATGGATTGGGTTTCCGGCATCTTGCGGTCCCGTCGCCAAAAAGAGGGTTGACAGCAGCCTCCATTGCTGGTTTACCAAACAGTTGACGGGCAGATGTTAACCGGGCTGTGTGGGGAACACAATGCTCCGGGTGAAAAAATTAGGACGCTCGGCACGCGGATATCAGCCGCGCGGAACCGACCGAGAACACAGGTCGGCCCAGAGCTTGCGCTGTTTCCGCCAATCCGGCACGAGCGCGATCGGCTGGAGTTGTCGCAGGTGAATGGGATCGCGGCCATCGGTCACGCGGGGCAGGAAGAGAATTTCCTCCTGGATGTCTGGGGCCAGCATCAGCAGGTTCATGATCTGCGTGACGCGGGCGCGGGTGACGTGGCCGAGACGGGCGAGGTCCGCATAGTCGGCGACCTCTCCGGACCGGATCAACTCATCGAACCGGATCGCCAGCGCCATCAGCCGAGTGATCCGCGGCACCCGTCCTACGGGGCGGTCGACGACGGGAACGGTCCCCGGTTCCAGCACGCGGCGGCTGCCACGGCCGCGACGCTCGAAATGGAAGTCGGTTTCGACGGTGAGGGGTTTGATCATGCTGCGTCCTCCGCGTTGGCGAACTGCTCACCGAAATCCCGAATGCCGTTGGGATGGAACGTGACGGCCACCTTGCCGCGTGCGCCGTCGTAATCGACCCGTTCGACGAGCAGTTCGACGACGCGGGCCTGTTCCCGCGGTGTCAGCGAGTTCCATACGGGATCGAACCGGGCCAGCGCCTGGGCTACCTCCTGCTGGTCGACGGACCGGGTGCGGATGGCGTGCATCTGCTCCCGAACCTCCGTCGCCCGACGTTCCGCCCCCCGTATCCGTTCCTGGAGGTCGGCCAACCGGGCCACTGCGGGGGAGTCGGCGTCACTGGGGTCAACGTGGGCGACCACGTCGCGAACCTCGGCGTTCCACCGGGCCAGTTCCCGCTCCAGGCTGGCCCGTTCCGCCTCAAGCGAGGCCAGTTCGGCCTCCGCCTGTTGCCGCGCCTGGGCGACCGTTTCGCGGATCAGATCGGGGTCGCGGCCGATGGCCCGAATCTGGTCGACGACGAACCGTTCGATCTCCGTGGCCGGAATCGAGGGGGAAGGGCAATTCTGCCAGCCCCGTTGTTGGGCGTGGCAGCACACGTAATATCGATAGCGCTTGGTGCCGTCCCTGGTCGCGTGGGTCGGCGTCATGGCCGAGTCGCAGGGAACGCACCGAAGCAGCCCCTTGAGCAACGCCCCGAACTTATTGCGGACCTCGGCCCCGCCACTCCGGCCGTTCCGCTGCAGGAGCGACTGCACGCGCTCCCACACGGCGGCATTGACGATCGCCGCGTGCTCCCCGTCGTGGACTTCGTCCTTGTACCGCAACTTGCCGATGTAGGTGACGTTCGTCAGCAGTTTGTGCAGGCTCTTCTTCGTGAACGGCTTTCCGCCACGTTCGATGCCTTTCCGCGTGGTCCAGCGCTTGTTGCACCAGCCGCGGGCGTCCAGTTCCTGGATCACCGCCAGCAGCGACTCGTGCTCCAGGTACAGTTCGAAAATCGCGCGGACGCGGGCCGCTTCATCCTCGTTGACGATCAATTTCGAGCCTCGCGGATCAACATCGAAGCCGAGCAGTGGCATGCCGCCGACCCATTTCCCCTTGCGCCGGGCGGCGGCGATCTTGTCCCGCGTCCGTTCGGAGATGATCTCCCGTTCGAACTGGGCGAAGGAGAGCAGGACGTTCAGCACCAGCCGTCCCATCGAACTGGCCGTGTTGAACTGCTGCGTCACGGAGACGAACGAGACCTTGTACTTCTCGAACGTCTCCATCATCCGAGCGAAGTCGAGCAGCGA